TTGTTCGCCACGCTACACCCCCACCATTTGACCGTTGTCGCCGATCATGAAATCTACCACCGATCCGTCAGAGCCGACCATGAAATCACCGGCTGTTGATGCCGCCTCTTGCAAAACATCCACCTCGAACCCCCATGTCAGACCGGATTCCGCGATCACGCGCCACCCAGGGATCCGCACGAAAGACGAGACGCCGCCACCAGGGCCAAACGGATACGAGACGCCCGAAGCATCCCATCCGTATTGATATCCTCGTAGGTAGCGTAGCTCCCGGCAGATCGCGCCAGCCGCCGCCGTGGTGAGCCCAGAGGCATACCACACGCACCGCCTGGATGTCGCCGCGCCAACCTGGGAGACCGAGTAGGTGCCGCCCTCATGGGCCCGTGCCGAAGAGGATGGACGAGATGTGTGGTACGGGACACCAGAGACAAAGACGGGGGCAATCGAAGCGCCCGTCGTTGCGGCTGGTAGCGCATAGCCGACGGAAATCGTCACGTCGTACAAGGTACAAGCCGAGTCTGCAGGACCGTCCACGGTGACCTCCAGGAGCGTCACGGTGACGCCCGCCGCCATATCGATCTCTGGACCCAGCAGGTAGCCGGTAGAAGCGATGGAGTATAGGCGAGAGCTCTGCCATGCGTCGAGGAGGTCGGAAAGCTCGTCGGGGAGTAGGCGCCCGGTGATGGTCGCCTCTACGGTGTCGTACTGGCTCCCGTCGTCCAGGCAAACGAGCATTCCATCCGCACCATCCGTCCAGTCTAGGGCGAGGCGGTAGACTGGTTCTGTCGTCTCCCAGGCGGTCATCGTAGGCCCGTGTTCCGCTGTCTCTCATCGCGCCGCAATGCCCTGGCCGTGGATTGCGCCTCGGCAGGGTTGCGCACGATGATCGTGATGTTCTGGCCGGACCCGGAGGCGGTCGGCTCGATTCGGCCGGACGAGCGCGGGACAAAGATCTCGGCCCGACGCTCACCGATGATCGACGCCTCGCCGCTTCCGACGCCGCCGCCCGTAGCATGCCCCATTAGGAGCCCGGACAGACCGCCGAAGCCTTTGGCGAACACACCAGCAGAGGCGGGAGACATGAGGGTTAGGGCGCCGAACACGATGGCATTGGCGGCGACTTCTGCGGCCATCTGGATAAGCATGTTTTTGAAGCCATCCAGGATTGCGGAGCCCATCGAGGCAAAGCCGTTTTCGATCTGCATGAACGATTGTGTCAGGACGCCAGCCGAGTTTTGCGCGATGTCGTTGTAGTAGCCGCGAATCCGGTCCAGGTTGTCCTTGACGATTTCCGCCTTGACCCTGGCAATCTCCTTTTCGTACGCGATCTCTTTTTCCGAGATCTCGAAAATCAGATCCATCTCCGCCTTTGCGTCCTGGCGGCGCTTTTCCTCGCGGTCCCGATCGACGCCGCGCGCGTTGTTCCATCGCGCTTGCGTGGCGCGGAGATCGTTTCCGCCGACCTCCCAGTAGTCGATATTGACATCCTTGGCGGTGCGGGCGGCGCGCTCCTTTTTGTCGCCCTTCGTGGCGTCTGACATCGAGACTGTATCCCCTGCGCGAGTCTTGCCTTTTAGGGATGCTGCCGTGCCAGAGATGGCGTCAAGCTCCTTTTTGATGCGGTCTTGTTTGGACTCCATACCGAGGCCTGGGACGTATTGACCGAGAGACGGCCCTCCGAATGCCTCGCTGAATAGCGATAGCCCGCCCGTAGGAACTGCGGCCAGCATTGCGATACCAAGGCGTCCAGCCTCCTTGCCAACAGAGCTATTTCCGGAGCGCAGGCGCCCGTACATGCCATCTCCGTAGCCGCGATCCTTGCTGTCTTTCGCTGCCCTACTCGTCTGCTCGTTTGCCTTTGCGAGTGTTTCTACAAGTTTTGCCAAGTCAGCTGTGACCGATTTGATGAACTCAGTATCGGCCATCGACGCCTTAAGTCGCACCCAGGCATCAGAGAGGTTGTCCAGGTTGTTTCGGATCGTCTCTCCGGCCTTTGGCAAGTCCTTGGAGGCGCGAACGATACCTTCCAGGAATTGCTTCATGGAGTTTTTGTCGTTGATCTTGCTGGCGTCTGTGGTGCCAAATGCATCCAACATCATCGCCCGGAAATTGGGGATACTCTCGGCGATCGTGTTGACATCCTCTGCCATCAGCTTGCCTTTGCCGATGATCTGCTGGATCTGCCGCATGGCGCGCCCGAACTCCTCGGCGCCGCCACCCATGGAGGCGTTAGCGCGCGCGAATGCCTCGATGATCGCGATAGCCTCTGGCCCATCCTGCCGGAGCGAACGAAGGCCAGCATAGGCGTCCGCCGCCTGCTCGAATCCGAGGCCAGGGAGTTTCGACAATTCCTGGAGGCGGTCGAACGCGATCGCGGCGCCCTTTGCTCCTCCCTCGATCCCTTTTAGGCGGACCTGGAGGGAGTCGTACTTTGCCGCTGCCTCAACGACAGCCATCGTACCGGTGGCGATTTTGCTCAGCATCGCAGTGACGCCCATCCCGGCCATCGTCATCGACGCCATAGAACGGGTCACGTTTCCAAAGGCTCCCGCCGCCGCATTTCCGGCTCCGGTCGCATTTTGCCCGAACCGGATTAGCCGAGGGCTGCCCTGGTCGTCAACCTCCAGAACGTACCGAATCGAGTTAGCCCCTGCTGCCATCATGCACCTCGCCGCGATTGTTGTGCGCCTGGGGGTTTTGGTTTCTCGGCGCGCTTGATGTCAAGGTATCTCCCTCGCTCGCTTCGCAGGATTGCGTCAAGCTCTGTAAACCAGACAGTTTGATCCATCCACCCGCCAGCGACCGGAAGCGGCCCGTGATCGTCGGATCCACCGTAGGCAGACCAAACGGAGATCGCATAGGAATGGTCATCTGTTACCTGCCCTGCTGGGCATCGGTGCAGGTCCCAGGTGGGCGAAGTCCACGCGCCGGTAATCGGGTCCGGGAAGACTGGATTTGTCGCTCTTTCCTCGCATCCCCAGATCCTCCTTGCGTTCGCGTCCGCTCGTTTGTCGTGCCTTCCGGGCTGGCAGGTGCATCGATACTGGCCAGTAGCAAGCCGGAAGGCAATAATCAGTTTCCCGCTTCGATCTCCGAAACGTGGGACCGCTTCACCACCTCGAACAGGAGCACGGCGACAGCGTTCGGATGCATTCGCTCGATGTCTTCCTTGGGAAGCCCAGACACCACGAATCCTGCGAGCGCGTCGTACTGGGCGGCGGCATCCTCGGAGCGGAACATAGCCAGGAGCTTTGCGTACTTGCGCCCCGTGGCGGTGGTGAGCACGATCGGTCCGCCATCCGCGACCTCGAAATCAGCCTTCCCGCTTTTGACCACGGAGACGGCGAAATTGCTTTCGGGCTCCAAAAACATTCCAGACATTTTCCGTCTCCTTACGATTGGGTTAGGGTGAGGGCGGCGGAAGCGGACGAGGTATCGAATTCTCCGGAGATCGAGACGTACCCGATTCCGTCGACATCCTCGATGGTCGGCTGCTCGATCAGGTGCATGGTCCCGGTCCAGGTGAGGACGTTTCCAGCCGCACCAGCGGACATTTGGAGGGCGATCGCGAGACGGTCGCCGGTCGCGTCGTTGCGGTATGCTCCTCGCCAATCGAAAGAACCGTCCTCGATGAGCGAGGCCATGAATTTGAGGCTCTGCGCCGTGATGATGTTGCGCCCGAACCCGCTCGCGTTGGTTGCGTCCGGAGTTGGCGTCACGGTGTTTTCGATCGAGATCGACGCAGAATTGATGGACCCGGTGAACGAGCCAATCGTGCAGGTCATGCCGAGGAACGGATGCGCCAGACCTGCGGAAGGGTGAGCCGCCGCGACGAACGCTGTTTGCGCAGCCTGGGTGTACCGGCCTGTGCCCTCTACATCACACTTCCAGGTTCCACCCTTTTCAGCAGAAAATGTCAGCTTGGAAATGCGAGTTCCTGCCATCGTGCGCTCGTACGCGCCGTCGCGGTGCTTGATGGTGCAGGATGTGCCGAGCACGGCGGATGCGGTGGATTCTGCGCCGAACGTGGCGACGTCGGTCGTGACGGTGGCACCAGCGGCGGCGAGGAGAGCGTACCAGTCGGGTGCGGTTCCGTCGGTTCCGCTGGGCCTGGGTTCGAGCTGGCCGGTGAACTTGCCGATTGCCGTTCCGCCGACGCCCTGGAGGGGCGCAAACGTGGCGCGACGAGGGCGGCGAGCGTTGTATCCATCCTCGGGAACAATCGCGCCGCTGGCCCATGCGGTGGCGAACTGAGCCGCGACGAGAGTTTCGGCGGCAAGCTCGGTGGCCTCGGCCTTGTACCCGATCTGCTGAAATTGCGTGACGACCATTTAGCGGCTCCCGTAGGTGGAGGAAAATTTGAAAGTGAAGTCGACCGTTACTGCTTCCATCGACTGGCCTGTGCCGAGATCGATGCATGAGGGAGTCGAGGCATATTCCGTGATGAAAAGAGCTTGGCCGGGGAAGTCTGCGATGGGCGTCGTTCCCATGACGTGATCCATGACGAGAGCGCCGATTGCGGCCCGCAGGTCAGCGCCAAGCTCGATCCGCGACTGTTCGGACGCCAGGGCGGTGGATGTGCCGGTGAAGGGCCTTGCAACGGTCACAGAAATGACCGGCTGGACAAGCATTGAGCCGCCAAGCTGGGACCCGGTGAACTCTCCCTTTTCTTCGCGGTAGTGGACGAAAACGACAGCTCCCGTCAGGCCGTACGACCCGGACGAATCTGGCAGGCCGTAGACGACCGAGTAGCCGGTAAACGTGGACGCCATCTTGGTTCCGATGGCCGCAATCAGTGACCCAACCTTGGTAGCCATCATGGCCTCCGCAGAAGTTGGAAAAGGTCTGGGTACCGCTTGCGCAGAAGGGTTTTCCACCGGCCTTGAACGGAGCGGATAGACTTCCACCATGCGCGAGTACCCGCCGAGACCGTGCCCTTCCGGCCAGCCTCTGCGGCACGGTAGCCGCCAGAGATGTCGACGTATCCGTTACCCTCCGGCGTGATCCCGACGACGACGCGACCGCTCCCACCGTTGCGCGGGTTTTCGCCCTGCACGATGATGCGCCCGAGCGTTGAACGTGGATGCGCTGCCGAAAGGTCTGCGGCGATCTCGCGCATTTCTCCCGTGCGCGAGACGAACTTGCCCTTGATGAAAAGTTTACGCATCTCCACGATGTCCACAAACTGTCCACGAGCGTTTCGCGAGTAGGTGCCATCTTCACGCCGATGCGTACGGATTACTGGCCCGTGCGTGGCACCTGGGGGAGCGGTGTAGTTGAGCTTACCACTTCCTCCCGCGCGCTGTACCGCGAAGTTCTGTCCCGTGACGTACCGCTGGCCAACCACACTACCGACCTGTTGGAGTAGCGCTGAATTGACGTGAGCGAGCACGGCAGGGGTGCGCGCATGGGCGTTGCGCATGGTCTGCGCGAGGGTGTTCAGAGACGCCCCCACAGCTCGCCAGTGAACGCTTCCGCCCTGCGCCATCTTAGACCTCGACTCCGTTGTCGATGGCTAGTTTGATCAAGTTGTCGATGGTGATCCGAGGCGGGACCTTGACACCCTTTTCCTTGAGTTTGGCGCGGATCTCTTCGGCGTCGGGACCTTCGGCGTCCTCGTCGTCCAATTCCTCGGCGAGGGTGTCGACAGGAACCAGGACGGGCGCGACGACAGCGGGGAGGTTCATCTTCCACCGCTTTTGCTTGAGAACGCCAGTCGAGCCCAGAGCGGTGATTGCGGCGATGTCGTGGCTGGGCGCATCGTTAGTCTCGCGAATCAGATTGCGAGCCTGGGTAGCGATGTCGCCCTTTTCGCCCACGAAGGTAGAGACCGAGCCGTCGGCCTTTTCGATGACAAGAACTGCCAACTTTTTGATCATGCTCGATCTCCTGAAAGAGAGAGGCGCGGTGCTGTCCCGCGCCAGGGTTTGGGCCGATTAGGCCGACTTGATGATGGTCAGCGCGGCAGTCTGGCCGCGAGAGATGCCGAAGCCGACAAATCCTCCGATACGGTAATTTCCGTCATTACCGTCCCAGATCTTGGTGGTGATCGTGATCCCTGTGATCGGATCCGTGAACGAACCAATGGCGGCGTAGGTGGGGACGTCGGCAGATTCCATCGACGGGCGGAAACCGACGGCGAATGCCTCGCGGCCAGCCACCCAGCCACTCAGGTTGGCGACGTCACCAGAGGCGGTGATGGCACTCGCTTTGTGGATGCCGAAACCGTGAACCTCGGTGACCTTGTTGCGCTTGATGACGCTGTCGTCACCGAATGCGTAGGCCGCCTGGATCGCGTTATCCTTGGAAAGGGCGCCAACGTAGGTCGGCAAAAGGACCGCCATTCGACCCATCTCGGACACGTTCGCCGAATCGAGCCCGGTGGCCAAATCCGCAACGTCGTCGGCGTCGAAATTCGCCGCCGTGCTGGTGAGTGCCGCGTTGGTGTAGGCGGCGGTAGTGACCAGCGCATTCTGCATCGCGAACATCTTCCTGGCGATGCCCTGGCCAATTTTTGGCAAGAGGCCGTTGATGACATCCATGGGGGTCTGGATGAACGCCAACTTGTTGATCTTCCGGATCGAGTAGACCTCGGTCAGCACCACGGAAATTCCCGTGTTGTTGACTCCATCTTCCGTGTACGATCCGGTGGCCTGGGTGAATTCGCGCCCGGTCACATCGTCAAAAATGTTGACCGTGGTGGTTTTCGCGGAGGCGTCCGTTTCCACCTTGATCGCGGAATCGAGGACGGGGCCAATCGAGGCCACCAGAGACGGGAAAACGCCGCGAGAAATTGCGGTCATATTGAGGTCAAGAGCCATGATGTCACTTCCCTTCCAGGATCAAGTTTTTGTGCTTCGAGTAGTACTCGCCAGCGGCGGAAAAATCGCCGGAGGCCCGGAGCGCGTCCCACTTTGCCGAGTGGGTCGAGAACGCTTCGGCGTTTTCCTCGACGTGTGGCAGAGGCTCGGGCGAGTTCGCCTTCAAGCTCTGGGCGGCAAATTCTTGGGCGCCTTCGATCTTCGCGGCGGCGACGGCCTCGGCGAGAGCGACGGCATTGGCCTCCTGGGCAGACGCAAGCGCGGCGACGGCCTCAGATGCGCGAGCTTCGGCGGCAGACAGGCGTCCGACGGATTCCGTCAAAGCGGATTCCAGGCGGATGATGTCAGCCTTCATGGTTTCGGTGCCGGTCAACTTGCCCAGCATGCGCTCCAGGAGACCAGGCTCCTCGGTGGTGTTCGGATCCATTGCGGTGATCTCCAGTGGTTGGTTTCGGAATTTCATGGTCTGCGGGATCTTGGCCCATGCGGCGGCGCGGCCCTCGATGGCGTGGGCGAACCCCATCTCGACAGCCTCGGCAGGAGTGAGCCACGTTTCGGCGTCCATCATTTCGATGCAACGCTTCTTCGAGACCTTCCCGCCGGTCGCATCGCTGTACATCTGCGCCATGTCGTCGGCGATCCCATCCAAAACGTCCGCCTCTTTGCGGAGGTCTTCGGACTCGCCGCCCGCGAAGCTCGTCGGGTTGTGGATCATCAAGCGCGAGCCTTCGGCCATCACACGGCGAGGCGCGGCCAGGAAAATCACGGAGCCCATGGAGGCGGCGAGGCCATCAACGTAGGTGGTTGCGGCGCCGTGGGACCGGACAGCGCTGGCGATGGCAAGGCCCTCCCAGACGTAGCCGCCAGGAGAGTTCACGCGCACGTTCAGATTTTGTCCACGGGCCTTGGAGATCTCGC